GTCCTACCTGGCGCACTACGCATCTGTAACTCAGTTGGTTAGAGTACCTGCCTTATATGCAGAGAGCCGAAGGTTCAAGTCCTTCCAGATGTACTAAGCCCATATAGCCCAGCGGTAGAGGCACACGACTTAAAATCGTGAAAGCGTTGGTTCAAATCCAACTATGGGTACAAAGCCTTCGTAGCTCAGGGGATAGAGCGACGGACTTCTAATCCGCAGGTCGTAGGTTCAATTCCTACCGAGGGCACTTGACAATTAAATACTGGCGTGATATACTTAATATATATTGGTCTGTAGCTCAGTTGGTAGAGCGCCGAACTGTTAATTCGGATGTCGCAGGATCGTGACCTGCCAGACCAGCTAAGTCTCCATCGTCTAGGGGCCTAGGACTCCAGGTTTTCATCCTGGCAACACGGGTTCAAATCCCGTTGGAGATACAATGCGGGTGTTGCATAATGATAGTGCCTCTGCCTTCCAAGCAGATAGTGCCAGTTTGATTCTGGTCACCCGCTCCAAGTCCTTATAGCCCAGCGGTAGAGGCAGTGGACTTAAAATCCATACAGCGTTGGTTCAAATCCAACTAGGGACACGCTTCTCTAGCCCAATTGGTAGAGGCACCAGATTTAGGATCTGGGTGTTACAGGTTCAACTCCTGTGAGAAGCACAGTGTAGTGACTAACACTCGTTACCGTATTCGTTATTGCGGTGTAGGTACTAGACTGAAATCTAGCAACGGTACTAACTTTATCGCAGAGACAAGAGTGCTCATAGTTGCTACTACTCGTAGGATATCTAGTGTAGAGTCAGTAAGGGGGAATTAGTCAATCCCCGCTTACATTGGAAGAATGGCAGAGTGGTCTATTGCAGTCGGTTGCTAACTGACCGTAGAGTAAAATCTACCGTAGGTTCAAATCCTACTTCTTCCGCTGATCTCCTTTCGTCCAATTGACAGGACTCTGGTTTCTGGCACCAGCAATCTAGGTTTGAATCCTAGGGGGAGAGCAAGTCCCTATAGCTCAGTTGGTAGAGCAGCAGACTTTTAATCTGCGGGTCACTGGTTCAAGCCCAGTTGGGGACACTACGCCTCTATAGCTCAGCGGAAGAGCGGAACACTTCTAATGTTTAGGCCACAGGTTCAAATCCTGTTAGGGGCACTTTATTCTGGACAACAGCCTTTAAAGATTGTATCCATCTTAGATGCAGGAACACAATTAGGTACTGGCTTACCATCTTTTCCTGGCTTCATTCCTCTTTGGACAAAACCATCCCAACAAGGGCCTTGCTTTGCAAAACTAAATATTCCTTCAAATGGATCATAATCTTTTTGTGCTTGCACTATTCTTCTTGACCATGCAAAACCAGCATCTCCACCCCAAGCATCCCACATGATACGACCATTAGATGGATTAGATGTGTTATTAAAATCTTTACCCTTTTTGTCTACTTCATGCCGTGAAAAAAATGAATACATTCTCTTGACAGTATCAAGAGACATTGCAGAGCCATTAACGATATCTGTTGCTCTGCCCCAGCCTACAGGCGTTCCAGCCCCAGTTGCCTTACCATCTTCTTTCCATTTTAATGCTCGTCTAGCAGCAGCCTTCATGCCAGCGTTCGGTGTATATGTATCAGCCATACCTATTATTCTATCACAGATTGTGGTACAATAATTATATGAATGAATTAATTAATATGTTGAAGGGTCTTCTTGGAGATACAGTTGCACTTAAATTTAAGGCTCAAGGCTACCACTGGAATGTAGAGACTGACGATTTCCCACAGTACCACGAGTTTTTTGGTAAGATTTATGAAGATTATGATTCAGCGATTGATCCCATGGCTGAGTGGATTCGTATCCTTGGTGACTACGCTCCATTTAAAATGTCAAGATTAGCGTCACTTAGCTCAATTCCTGAGACTGAGGTTACTGCAGATCATGATGACATGACTATGGATCTTTATAAGGCTAATGAGTTAATGATTGTTAAGTTTGCTACGGCTGCAGAGATGGCTAATGCTGAAAAGCAGTATGGTCTTGCTAATTTCTTTAGTGATCGTCAAACAGCACACCAAAAGTGGTCATGGCAACTTAGAGTTTCAGTTAGTGAAATGCTTGCAGAAGAAGCAATGCCTGAAGCTGAATCAGAGCCTGAAGCACCAGCTATCTCAGAATAACACTACTGCTTTTCACAGTTTGTTGCATTTGGAAATAAATCTTCTAGGATTGGCTTTATCTTTTCAAAAGACTCATCTAGGCTTGATAAAAAAATAGAAGGTTGGCTATAGTCAAATGACTTCTTTGTAAGAGGTCCATAGCTATAAACTTTAACATCTTCTATCTTTGTTCCACCAACACTAAAAAGATTTCCATAAATTGATCTCCAGTTAAACCTGCCATCTTTTTCTAGCACAGTTTTAAACTTGCTTTTATTAACTGGAAAAGGAACGTGCATCTCATAGTCTAAAGGTTGATCAATACCATATTTAATTAATCTTGAATTGGTCTGCATTAGTCTACGAACATAAGAATTATCTCCAACTAGATCATGGTAAAGATCAATCTTGTCTTGAATTAGGTTACCATAAAAATACTCTATTGAATCTATTTTATTAACTATAAAAAAGTCATCATTCATCAAAATAAAATTGTCATCAATATCTTGTGAGTCACATGCAGCCTTAAAATTATTTAGTTGATTCTTGTGTGAACTGCTAGCCTGATCAACCTTAATATAGTTTCCAATATACCAGCTAGGTTTGCCACCAACAACCCAAATTCTTGCTTCTGGGAAACTACTTAAAACCGATCTAACAGAATATCGGAGCTCTTCGTTGTCGCCCTCTCTACATACATAAACAAAGTCCATTCATTAACCCTTTTGAATGTAAATATCTGCGTACATTTCTTCTTGCAAAGCAAAGCCAATAACTTGCCAGTCTTTATTCTCATCAAGAAACTCGCATACAGTTTGTATTACTCCATATATATTGTAGTATCTATCATCATATATGTAGTCATTAAATCCTATGATTCCGCCATCTGCGATCAGGGGCACAGAGTTTAATAAATCTTTTTTGACCTGAGCATAGTTATGGTCTGCATCTATATAGATATAGTCATACTTTTTGGTAAGGGTTGGAAGGATATCGTCTGTATACCCTCGCAAAAGTGAAACCTCTGGGTTGTCTTTGAACTTGTTGTTTATGTAGTCATAGTGAGTCTGGCTGGTAAATCTTTTTAATCCTTCCCAATCCTTAGACTCAAAGGTATCAAGCAGATCAAGGCTGGCTGGTTCTGCTGCAAGCAAAGGCTCTGCATAGTCTCCACCCAGCGTTCCAATTTCTAGCATGTGCCCACCCTTTGGGATATGCTTAATGAACTCAAACTTGGTTGAATATAGCTTTGCATTATTGAGCTGATCTTGTGAAATTAAATTTTTGATTGTCATATAATAAGTATATCACGCTCAATAGTGTATAATAGAATGTATGGGGTATCCAAACTGGTTTAGACTTGCTGCTATTGACTATTTTAATTTAGTCCTACCAAAAAGATTTGCGGGCAAACCGCTTATAGATTTTCTACAAATTGGTGCATACACAGGTGATGCATCATTATGGATGTTAGACAATATACTTACAGACCCTAGTTCTTCCCTTACTGATCTTGATACTTGGTCTGGATCAGAAGAAGAAGCCCACAAGCAATTTGACTGGCAGCAACTAGAAGATTTTTACGACAGACGAATGTCATATTACTCAAATGTTATTAAGATTAAACAATCTTCTTGGGATTTCCTGAAAAATGCAGGAGACAAGCAGTATGATTTTATTTATATAGATGGTGATCACACTGCTGATGGTGTATACAAAGATGCAAGCTTAAGTTGGCCCCTGCTAAAACCGTATGGCATTATGGCATTTGATGACTACCAATGGCATCATGATTCAGGAGAGGAAGATTTATGTCCTAAGCCTGGCATAAATAAATTCCTAGATGAGCATGTTGAAGAATACAGATTGCTCATTATGGATGAACAAGTTTGGATATCTAAGAATGAATAAGTTAGAAAACTTTGGTCCTGTTTATTTAATTAATCTTCCAGATCAAATAAAAAGACTAAAGCATATTAAAAATGAATTTGCAAAATATGATATCAATAACTATAAAATAATTGAGGCTGTAGATGGCCGTACAGACGATCTAAAGGGCATTGTCTACGGGGACTATCCCAAGCTAAGATCAACAGAGATAGGCTGCATAGCGTCCCATCTAAAGGCTATAAAGACATGGCTAGATGAGTCTGATGATGAGTATGCAATAATCATGGAAGATGATTGCAGTTTTGATACCGTTGAGTATTGGAAATGGACATGGAATGATTTCATGAAAAATATTCCTAATGATGCAGACATTGTTCAGCTAGTTATGCTTAAAGAAGATAAGCTAAAGTTTAATATGCATATTAAGGATAAATATAACCCTGACGATTATTTTTCATATGCATGGTCTACAGCCTGTTATGTTATTAAAAGATCATATGCAGAAAAATTAATAAATAAACTTGTTATTGATGGTAAGTATGAGTTTACTCAGGGTAAATATAGAAATAAACCAGCGGACGTAGTTCTATACAACTTAGGTCAAGCATACACCATGCCAATCCTTACGCATTTTATTGATAAAAAGCATGCAATAAATCTAAGTCATGCTCCATTTCATCACAGATCAAAAAAACAAATAGACACTTGGTGGCAAACACATTCAAAGAAATATACCAAAGACAGCTTTTTTGATGTTAACAATGGACTGAAAAAGTCAAGAGGTAAAAGTATAAACCTTACATTTAAAGTTTTTCATGTTGATGGAAATACTGAGGTTCTTAGAAAAAGAGAAATCTTAACAAAAAGAGCAAATGATAAACTATCTAATGAGTTTACAATGCTAGAAACCCCAACCGTTGTTCTTAAAACAAAGGATGATGTTAAGGACTTTTTTAAAAATGAGAAGATAAAGTTTGATCCGAAAGGATGGAATGGTCGTGGATGGAAGATTGGAGAGTTCGCTATCTGGGCCAGCAACTTTACTGCCTGGAAGAACTTTGAAAAAACTGATCACGATATGGTTATGCTGATAGAAGATGACATTGTTTTATCCAAAGACTTTAATGATAGGCTAATTGGTTATATAGAAGAGCTACCAAGTGACTGGGATTTCTTTACTGTTTATCATCCACCAACAGGAAATGATAGATACGACAAGCAAAAAGAATTAATTGATATTGGACATGATAGTATCTGTAGAGTTTATCAGTCATGGTCATGCCTTTGCTATGTTGTTAGCAGAAAAGGCGTTGAAAAACTTTTAAAGCAGGTTCAAAAAGGTGTTAATGGACCAATTGATCACTGGCTATTCTACAACAAAGATTTAAATGGGTACACAATTAGTCTTGATAAAGACAATATCTGCAATGTTCACAAAATGGAATCAACAGTTCAGTTTAGTGAATTTGAAGACATGAATGATATCTTTAGTCTATGACAAATTTGTTATAGAAGTATTCTATTGCAGAGCCTTTAGGCAGCTTGTTCTTGTCAATACCTTCTCTATTGAGAAACTGATTCCAAATCTGTATAGTGTAGCTGTCCTTGCACTTCTCTAATACTTCTTCTCTATAATCTTTTGCCCAAATTTTTTTCCATTGCCAGAAGTGAATTGGGTAGAATACCTCTGGCTCTTGTGCATATTTAGTTAGATTAAGTTTCTTGGTTGCTTTTGTAAGCAGGTCAGGTCCTATCTCAGACCAAACTATCTTATCTTTGTCTTGCTTATTAGCTCCAGTAATCATCATATTAATCAAGTCTGAGTCTTTAGGCATACCTAAAATACTATTTGACAGTCTTCCAGGCTCTTCAAAACCAAATACATAATCTCCAAAGTCCCAGTCTGATCTTAAGCATATTGAGTCTGTATCTGTCCAGATTAATCCTAGCTCTTTAATCATCTTGTATCTAAACATATCTGCAAAAGGTCCATAAGAATTCTGTACCTTGAAAATTTCAGACTCAGGGATGAACTGATTAGCGTCTGCTTTTATTACTCCTTTTGGCACCTTTAAGTCCATATTATAAACAAAGAGGGTAAGTGAGTGTCCGTGATAAATGATTGAAGCAAGGGCTGTTTGCTCAACCTTGCTTAGTGGATTTCCTATCCACAATGATCCAAAATTAGCCATGTATATATACTATCATAGAAAAGGGGCCAGCCTATCCCTAGACTGACCCCCATAAGCAATTGCTTACTTCTTCTTAGCTACAGCCTTCTTAGCTACAGCCTTCTTTTTTACTGGTGCCTTTACTGTCTTAAGAGCCTTTTCAACCTCTACAACTTCTGGAAGAACTCCAAAAGCCTTATCATTAGGGTTAATTGCTCGTAGTGCTACTGGAGCAAGGGCTGCAACAAGTGCTGTCCATAGATCCTTTGGATCTGTTACTCCTGCCATGTAAAGCGCAATCACTGAACCAAGGACTGAACGTCCATATGATGCTAGTATTGCCTGTGTCTTCTTGTTCATAATTTTCCTCCTAGGATATTGCATTTGTTAGTACTGTAAAGCCAATCCATAAGCCAATAATTCCTGCGACTCCCGCAAAAACTGGTGGTGCTGGTACTGGCAATTTGAATGCTGCGAAAACTACACCACATCCAAAACCTGTTAGTGTTGATAACAAAATATCTTTCACTTCTTCTCCTCGTCTGGCATTAACTTAGTTAATTCTTTATAAGCCACCGATATCCTCTTAAGTATCTCATAGTTTGGCCCTGATGGACCTGCATCGCCATAGGAATCAAAGTACTTAATATCTTCATCAATACTAGAAATAAAAGTGCTTACTCCACTTTGAACAGTTTCAATATACTCATAAGCTGAATCTCTTGAGTCTGACAAAAATTTAATAAAGTTTTCTTTATGTATGCTTTCATCACTTTGAATTCTGTTCTCTTCAATTCCATTAATATACTCTTCAAGAACAATAACATTGACAGCAAGCTTTGATAATTCTTTTTTTGCTTTAAGAAGCTTAACGTACATTCTTGAATAAGTTAAAGCAAATGCAAATAGCAATGTGATTATTACAACCAAAGGAATGTTATTCATTTTACTGCCTCTCTTGTTACTAACACAATAGCACCTTCCATTTCAAGAGCCTTTTTTAGCTTTATTACGTATTGTACCGCAGCTATTTTTTGATCATGATGCATCTTCATAAATTGCATCTCGTCTAGCTTTAAAGTCAGGAAGTGTTCATTATCAATCACCTGAACAACAAATCCTTTTGGTGCTTGAACAGCATGAAAGGCTTTTCTCATGTTATCGGTATACATTATTCTTCTCTCTTCCAATGAATAAAAGATTTAATATACACTGCAGAATATGCGGTAGCCATGGCAATAAAACCATACTGCTTTGTAGCAAGGGCATAAGCAATCCAGATACACTCGTTAAGTAGCAGGATTAACCATCCCCAAATTGTCTTACGACCAACCAGGAAAATACCTGTAACTCCAATTGCTGCTAATACCCATGACCACATACTATTACTCCATTGTTAGTGACTGCCATGTGGCAGCCCAATCTTGCTTAGACTTATGCCTATTAAACTCTTTAGATATTTCCCCATTTTCTAAATACACTCCACCCCATACACCCCACTCTTTACCTGAGATGCCATTAGCAAAGCATGTTTTTCTTACTGGACAAATTCTACACATGTCATCTGTTATTGGTCTTTGATCAATATCATCTTCATATTTTTCAAAATAAAGATTTGTATCAAGTCCAAAACATAGACTTTCATCTTTCCATAAATGCTGCTTCAAGGCTTACTCCCTATACTTATTAGGGATATCCCAGCCCTTGGTATCTATCTTGTATACTTTACAAAGAAACCATTCCTCATTAATTCGTACACCATTTACAGATGTTTTTGCGAGGTCTGACTTCTTGAGATCAAGTACATCCCAGCCATCCCACTTGAGGTTCTTGTTCTTCTTAACAATGCGTTCCATTGTTTCTAGCTTATTTACGATCATTTCCTACCCCTTTAGTATCTAAATAGACCGACTTCAATATTTTTTTCTTCTGCCTGATGAACTAACTTTGTCACAGACTCTTTTGGCTTGCTAAAGAATGCAAAATAATTTACATAATCTAAGTTCTCTTCAATGTATGAAGGTGGAACCTTAAAAAACTTAATCTTCATGCCTCTAGCCTTAAAGCTTTTCTCTGATACTCCAGAGAATTCTGATACCATTGAATTGATTCTTACTGGTCCTGCAGTATATATGTAGAACTCTTTGTCATCTTCATGCATCATAGACATAGCTACGCCCATAGCACGAAGAAACACTTGATAATCATCAAATGTATTAGTGCCTTGTACCGCCAAAATCATTTTTGTTTCCATTCTTTAAGCTATCTATAATAAATAGCATTTTGTCAATTTCTTCTTGTTGCATATTTTCAGTATTAATTGGCTTTGTAGTATCATGATCAATTTGACCATCAACTATTTCCCCTTTATAAAATACATTGTTTGATATCCAATATGCCTCATCTTCAATTACCAGCACGTCAATTCTATTTTTCTCTTCGTACTGTTGCATCTGAGATGTTTTTTGTTTAGTTGTCTTTTTTTCAGAAAAGATCTTTGTCAGATTATGAACGTCGCTTTGACTTCCAATAACCATTGAAAAAGACTTTTTTGTTTTATGTCTTACTATACTAAGTATAGACCAATAAGATAGTATTGTCAAGACAACAACTATAATGTTTGTTTTTGTCATTTTACCTAAAGTATTATTTTACAAAAGGGTTCAAGTCAAATATGGTTCCGCCCCAAATACTTTTTGATATTGGAGCTTCTTCAGCCTTGGTTGTTTCAAGTTCTGCATCTTTGCCATCACCAACATTGTTAGGTGAGCATGCTGGACAGTCTGGACAGTCTACATCCATAGACTTACATGTTTCACAGTCACAGCCTTTGTATCCGTGCTCCTTTGGCTCTTCTGTTCCTTGTGGGGTTCCAGAAGGAATCTCACTATTCAAGCTCTTAATAAGTGCAGAAACTTCTCTAATTTGATCTGCTGCTGATATTCCCATACCTTCTCCTCCTGATGATGATACATTTAT